CTTTAACACACTGCATGAAAGCGGGTCACTTAGCTGTGCTGTCAGCTGCTCACGTTTCTGTTGCAGTAAACATAACTCGCGAAGCGTTGACACAAATCAATACCAGCGCGTGGGTTAAGACCGTGACGCAAAGTCAACAATACGTCGATCACTTTGATTTTGCATATTTGATTCCCGAGGAGATAAAGGATGACCCTGAAGCAGTTGAACGGTTTAAGCAAGCGATGGAGCGAGATAAGGAAGACTATCGATGGTTCCGTAGGCGGGGATACGCTCCGCAGGTAGCTCGAGCTGTGTTGAGTAACGCAGTTGAAGCAAATACAGTCATGTCTTCCAATTTCTGGGGTTGGTTTGTCTGGCTTTCTAGGAGGGTTTGCCGGCGTAATACGACCGTAACGCAGAAAGTTGCTGAAATGATACTGAACGAGTTTAGAAGCCGTTGGCCTCGAATCTTTAAATGGTGCGGACCGCCATGCATTTACGGTCAATGTCGGGAGGTTAAGCCATGTGGGAATCCATTCTCGAGGATCGTCGAGTGATTGTAGATAGGATAATGATGAAGCTAGCGTTGACTGTAGCGAACCTTTCCAACTGTCGGAAGAAACAGACTGGAGCTGTTATTGCCGGCGAAGGTGTAATAGCGTTTGGGTTCAATCACACACGCAGGAAGTGCTTAGTATGCTACCGTGAGGATGCAAAGTCAGGTCTCTGGACTGATAAAGAAAGGTGTGACGTAGTCCACGCTGAAATTGCTGCAATCTTCAACGCTTATCGTATGGGGCTCTCACTTAAAAACGGTTGCATGTACTCAACTTACTTCCCGTGCGTGCCTTGTGCTAGAGCGATTGGAGAGGCTGACATCAAACGTCTTTACTACATCGACGAGTACGAAGAGCAGGAGCCAGCAATTCGAGTTCTCAACTCGTATGGAATTTCAATACACAAGATGCGAAGGGAGGACCTTTGATTACGATTACTTTGGAAGACGGTCAGGTAATTGTGTGTGAAAGGCTGCTAGCTGTAGCCTACCGCGGAGGCCTGGTACAGTATATATGTGATGGTAAAGTAGATTTGATAGACATTTTGCATGCTGAAGACGTTATGAGGCACTTTCGTATGGACTGTGTAAGGCAGCATTTGGAGAGAAGAGCGGAGAAGGAAAAGCCAAAGATCGCTATTGTTCAAGACATGCCTAAAGGGCTGAAATCCTAGCGATTTCGACGCGGGGTGAGTGGGTACTAGTGTAGGAGGTACTCACATGAGAAGACTCACTTGGGCGGAGGGAATATTTCCAGTATTGGACTTCGAGACGACTGGACTAGACCTACAAAATGATAGGGTGATACAAGCAGCACTGATTTTAGAAGCACTGGGAGGGTATATCTTACCTGGTAGTATTGTAACGTATGTGAATCCAGGAGAAGAAGCAATACGACGGATGGAGCACAAAGCTGTTGAAACTCACGGCATCACACAGGAGATCGTCCGTGTCCAAGGAAGGGATAGCCAGGAGGTGTTCCAATCCATCAACTCCATTCTCCAGGCTATCTATATTCTCGGACTTCCTCTTCTAATTTATAACGCTCCGTTTGACTGGAGGTTTGTTCATTACGAATTGCGGAGGCATAACCTTCCCGAACCTCCACCATTGAAGCTTATCGATCCCTTGGTTATAGACTACCGAGTGGATAAGTATCGCAAAGGTAGTAGGAAGCTTTCTGATGTAGCTCGACACTATGGAGTTGAACTTACTCATGCGCATGATGCTCAGGCGGATTGCGTGGCAACTGCAGAAACGTTTCGCAAAATGTTGAAGGCTTATCCAAGATTAGCAGAATACAGTCTAGATGAGCTTCACCGCTTGCAAGAGTTATGGTTCGCACGCTGGCGTAATGACAGAAACAGGTACTGGGCTAGTCAAGGTAGAGAAGACCGCATCGACTACGGGTGGCCTGGAATCTAGACAATTAAAGACCTCGCTACTCAGGCTAGCGAGGCCCTTCTTTTAGGACATTCAACGAGTGTCTTAAGAGAGGGGAGGTGATAAGATGATCCACTGGATTCCTACAACACCATGGGAAAGTAAAGCAGCCACCGCAACTCTAGAGAGCGACTTAAGTTCACTAGCGGCGCTTATGACTGCCCTAGAGCAGAGTCTGGACTTACACCAGCGGCTTGCGCTGCCTGCCGTGGAGTGGTTGATCGGCGACCGACACCCAGCAAGCGGAAGAACTCACCTACTTGCAGTGGCATACGTAAGGCTCGGAATACTAAATCTCGGCAGGAAGATATACGTCAGAGATCACTATCGAGCGACTCACGATCTCCAGGCCGATCAGCATCTACTCCAATACGTAAGAAACCTTATACCTTCGTACGTTAATGCAGCTTTTGGTAAGGATTGGTTCGTTATCAAAAGCATCGATCGCAACAAACAAAGCAACGCTGAAAGGAGATAGCGAAGTGGGAGACCGCGAGGAAATCTTACAGCTCTGGATTGAAACTGAAAGTGCTTTTTTAGGCAGAGAAATTCGAGAAGGTGAGGACTTTGACGTGGAACGTTTACCTGACAGGATTCTTGTTTATTACTACGGCCGCGAGCAGAGCGAAGTCGAGGTCTTAGACATAACTGACACACCGCTACTCCATTAGAAGCATATTACGGAGGGATAGAATGAACGCAAGAGTAAAGAAGGGCACGCTGTCGAAAACTTTCACTCCAGAGGGAGTTATCTACACGGTAAAAGTCAGCAAACTAGAGCTCAAACTTCCTCACCAACTGCGTACCGAAGCGGAGTATCACCTTTACGGAGGTTTTGAAGTTGAAGTAGACCTTACTGAAAAGAACCCTCTGACTGACTTCGTAAACGCGCAGCTGCAGGCGATTCAAGCAGCTGAAGAACGTAAACGTGAACTCAAAAAGAAACGCAAGCGCAAGGAGAGGCAAACTCGTAAGATGAGGAAAGCGCTATGAAGTTCAAAGAGCTTATGTTGCGGGCAAATGCAAAACATGGTAGGAAGCCGTTTCTTGGTTCGGTTTTGGCGTTAGACCCAGGCGAGACTACCGGTTGGGCACTCTTCTCCGACGGTATGCTAAAGGCCTGCGGACAGATAGAGACATCAGGTACTCGAGGCTTTGTCGACATCGCCGTCTTCATCGAGAAAATACAGCCTGAAGCTGTAGTTTGCGAAGCATATAAAGTGTATAGCTGGAAGCGTGACCAGCACGTATGGTCTGGACTGTACACAGTGCGTTTGATTGGCGCTATTGAGCTAACCTGCGCTAAGATGGGTATACCGTTACACTTACAAATGGCGCAGACTGGAAAAAGCTTCTGTAGCGACGCAAAACTAAAAAACTGGGGTTACTGGAAAAGAGGAGAGCGTCACGCTCGAGATGCTATTCGACACGGCTGCCACTGGCTGCTGTTTGGAAAGGAGAAATCTGATGGATAATCAGGCTATAGTTAAAGTTGGCTACGCCCTTGTTGCTGCAATGGTAGTAGCGGCAAAGTTGATTGGTTAGCGAGATGGTGAGGTGTACCATGCAAAGAATACTTGTTACAGTATTAGTATTAGCAGTAGCGTTGAGTATACTGTCTAACTGGACATTATCAAAACTCGAAAATGATTTAAGCTCGATGAAGCTTAGAGTTCAAATTTTGGAGTAGAGGCTTGGCGAAATCGAAGACAAACTGAACTTAGCTAAGTAACAAACTTATGGTAAAGGTGGTATTATGGAGAACCAACTAGAACTCCGCCCATATCAGCTAGAAGGCATCAAGGTTCTGACAAGTAGCGGACGCCATCTACTAGCCGACACTATGGGCTTAGGAAAAACTGTAACAGTATTAAAGTCAATTGACGAACTTGACGCTTATCCAGCACTGATAGTAGCAACCAAGAACGCACTAGGCGTGTGGGAAAGTGAGATTAGCAAGTGGTTAGGCAAACAAGTGGTCATCTACAGTGGACCGCCTCACCAGCGAGTGAAGGCGTGGGAAGACTTCGTCACTCACCGTATCCCGTTTGTCATTACAAACTACGCGTTTGTAGAAGAAATAACGCGACGTAAGTTACAGTGGCCTACCATCGTCGCTGACGAGATACATTTGGCTGGGCTGTTGAACCGTAAAACTGTAACTTTCAAGCGGTTTAAGCAGTTAAAGAGTCGTTACTTGTTCTTAGTAACGGGCTCACCGATTCGAAGGAATCCAGCAGATTTATGGGCTTCTTTCCACCTACTAGATCCAAAACGGTTCAATAGCTACTGGCAGTACGTTAACAAATACTGCGTCACTATCAAGACACCTTTTGGTACAGAAATAGAAAGCCGTCCGAAGGATGTTAAAGAGTTTCGACAAATGGCACATCAGTACATGCTACGGCGCACAAAAGAGCAGGTAGCTGCAGATCTACCTCCAAAGATTCGCTCTGCGATACCGTTGGAGATGACTGCTAAACAACGGAAACTTTATACTCAATTGGCTGAAGAGTTGATAGCCGAGTCCGATGGTGAGTTCATCATCGCTTCTAACCAATTGTCGGCTATTACCAAACTCCGCCAACTTCTGGTAAGTCCATTGTTGTTGAACGTGAATGATAAAGGTGCTGCGTTGGAAGCTTTACCGGAACTTGTAGAATCAGAATTTTCTGAGGGCAACTCAATAGCTATCTTCACACCTTACCGAGCTGCGGTGAATTTGATAGCAGACGAGTTGAGTAAGTTGCCAAAAGATATACGTCCAGACTTTATAGGCAAAATTCTAGGCACGCTATCGTATAGCGAAATCGCAGATGCTGCTCGTCGCTTTCAAGCCGCTAAGACGTATAAAAAGGTAATGGTATGCACCATCAAGAGTAGTACGTCGTTTACCATTCACGATGCTTCTGCTGCTTACTTTGTTGGCTACGAGTGGGACTTCAACCAAAATGAACAGGCTGAGGACAGATTGCACCGTATAGGACAAAAGAAAACGGTACGTTGTTATTACATCATGCATAAGGACAGCTTGGACGACCGGGTTATGGAAGTGATCAGTACCAAGAAGGCTGGTGCTAATATCATGCTTAAGCCAGAACACCTTCTACCAGAACGGTACCAAAAACTTTTTAAAATTGATCGTTGATTGGACATTTTATATTTTGTATAATTTTAGTAGAAATCGCGATAAATTAGTACATTGAAGGGAGGTGACAAGGTGAGCGAGCAGTTGGACACGTTTGTCTACGACAAGGGTATAAACGACAGGCCACGTCGGAACGACGGCGTCATTGAAATTCATACGCATGACCGAATAAATTTCAAACGCTGTCGTCGGAAGTGGGATTTCGAGAGCGGTTTGCGAAGGCATTTAGTGCCTAAAGACGCCTCGAACTCAAACACCTGGTTTGGTACTGGAATCCACTTCGCGTTGGAAGATTATCACGGCTATCGAAGATTCAGTTCACCGATGCATGCATTTCAAGCATACTACAACGTGTATGAGAAGCACTATCCGGAGTACATGCCTCCAGAACACGAGGAGCTGTTAGAACTCGGATTGTGCATGCTTGACTACTATCCAGTGTGGTTGAAGCGGCGCAACGAATTCGAAACTCTATGGATCGACAGTAAGCCGCAAGTTGAAGTGGAGTTCAGTATCGAAATACCCGAGTTAAGTGAGTATACAGGCACAACTGTAGTTTATCAATGAGCAATCGACAGAGTGGTAGTTGACGCCCACGGTCAGCTTTGGCTGGTTGACTACAAAACCGTCAAGCGGTTTAATACTGACAAGCTAGAGCTAGACCCGCAGATTACTGCGTATTGTTGGGCAGCTGAACAGTACTACGAGCGGCCAGTTGAAGGTATGATCTACGTTCAGTTCAAGAAAGTAGCTCCTCGATATCCGAAGGTGCTTGCGAGGGGTGGTTTGAGTACAGATAAGCGACAGTATACAACGTACGACTTGTTCAAAATTGCGTTAGAAGATCTAGGCTACGACCTGAAGAACCTGCCGAAGAACTATCAAGACTACTTGAACTTCCTCCTAGAGGAGGAAACTATTGAGGGTGACAGGTTCATTCGGTGGGATAAGGTCAGACGCAACGAGCATTTTAAACGGTCGGAATATGAACTGATCGTAGCTGAAGGAAAAGAAATGCTCAATCCCAACTTGGTTCTGTATCCCAACCCGACTTTCGCATGTGCCAATGACTGCCTGTTTCGCACCGTCTGCATCGCTATGCGCGATGGTAGCGACGCGGATTGGTTGTTGGAAACTATGTATGAGAAGAAAGGAGAGACTGTGAATTGGCGGGAGAAAATCCAGTGGCAGGATCCGGAAATCCGCCTCGGCCTCCGATAAAGCAGCCAGCGTTTAGAATTACGTCCAACAAGAAAAAAGAACGCTACATCAACATGCTCATCTACGGCGATTACGGCGTAGGCAAAACTACGCTAGCAGCCTCTTCGGTTTGTGTTCCTGAGATGAGAGATGTTCTCTTAGGAAACGTCGAATCTGGGGACATGTCGATAGAAGACGACTTATTTGAAGAGCTCGACACCGTAGATATTCAATCCTACCGTCAGTTTGCCAGATTGTATGAGTTTCTCAGGCTGCATTGTAAGTTTCGTGACATGAACGATGAAAGAGCTTTAAGAGCGTTGGAAGAGCAGTTTAGAGGCGAGCCTGTAGAAACTCCAAGACGCTACCGTACGGTTATTATTGATTCCTTGACAGAAGTCCAGAAACTGGCTATGTATCAACTGTTAGGGATAACCGTCGGTGAGCACCCGTTGGATGTAGAGCCCGAGAGCCCACAATTCAAGGAGTGGGGCTCTTCAGCTGAAATGATCAGGCTGCTGGTGAGGTCGTTCCGAGATCTACCTATGCATACTATCTTTGTGTGTAGCCAATCTGTCGATACAGACGATAAGAAAAAGCGGTTCATCACTCCAGCTTTACCAGGCA